AATAAGGAGAACTAATCTATGAGTTATTTTCCTCCAACGGGGTCAGTAGTCGCTTTCCAATCAGACCCGACTAAACTTCAGGTTACCGCTTCAGTGGCAGGTAATATAAATGTTACAAACATCCCGTCTGTATCAGGAACGGTTAATGTAGGAAACTTTCCCGTTACCCAGAATGTATCCGGTTCGGTGGCGGCTTTTGTAAATGGCACAGTTCCGGTAAACGCGGCCGGTTCCGTAGTGGCGTTTCAGGGAACCTCCCCGTGGGTGGTCGCTCCCAACAACAGTTCACTCATCAGTATTTCGCAGGGTTCGGTAGCCACCGTAATTATCGGCGGTTCAATAGCGGCCTCATTCAACCCTCCAGCAAATCAGTCCGTTTCAGGAACTGTCGGAGCAAATCTTTTATCAAGCAACGCTTCGGTAATTTCCGTCCCACAGGGTTCGGTGGCTGTTGCTATCGTTTCAGGAAGTATTGCCGCGACTTTTAACCCTCCGGCTAACCAGTCAGTGTCGGGAGTTACGGGTTCTTCAATTATTGGTTATCCAAATGTTAATGTCGGAGGTTCGGTAGTAGGGTTTCAGGGAACTTCTCCTTGGATAGTAAATTTTCAGAATTCTTCAATATTCGCCGTTCAGGTAGGTTCGGTAATCAGCGTCAACGAGGTAACCAGAAATGATACTCTTGCCTCTATAGCCGGGGCTAATCTGACTTCTCGACTGCAAACCGGAGACGCTGCAGGACGCACGATTATAAAACCTTTTGCTTCGGAAGACGCAACCATAATCTCATATACCGGCTCATTGGTTTCAGGAAGCGTGCAGCTTATCCAGGCTTCTGCTGTGGGACTTAAAAGTTACGTTACGGATTTTTGGATAGGTAATACGGGTTCAGTCACTACGCTGGTGACAATACAGGGAGGTGATACTTCGGTCTTAGGAAAATTTATCGCTCCTAGCGGAGGAGGTATGAGTTCTCCAGGGCTTGCCCTTCCTTTAAAAACTACGGCATCACAGGATTTGGCTTTTACAGTAAATCCTTCAACTTCTGTTTTATATCTAACTCTTAAGGGTTATCAAGCACAATAATGGCCATCGCCTTAGACAGCAAATCGGACTTATCCAGTTCCGGCAGCACTTCCTATACCGTCAGTTTTACCAATACGGGCGGCAATATTTTGTTTGTTAGCATTTATGCGATTAACGCAACCGTCAGCGGGGTATCTTATGCCGGAGTAGCGATGACGCAGATTGCCCACATAACATACGTTGGCGATTTGCAGGTTTATGCTTTAGGCGGTGGCTGGGGAACAGGCAGTCCGGCCACCGGAGCCAATAACGTGGTAGTGACGGCCGCAGGCGGCACTACTTACCGCGTTAATGCCATCTCTTACAGTGGCGCGGCCACTTCCGGCCAGCCGGATGTGACTCCAGTAACAACTACGGGAAATATTGGAGGCAACACTGCAGCCAGCCAAAGCATTACTACTGCCACGAACAATGCGATGATGGTGCTATTTTCTAAGACTGGCGATGATAACCCCGCTGGGACGGTTACTGGAGGAACAAATCAGTTAAGTGGTACGGCTCCTGACGTCTCCGATAATCTCACTACTACGGCAGGAACTTATACCATCACCATTACTAACCCCGGTGACGGCCCAAGCAGGGCTTATGACGGATTTTTGCTGGCGTTGACTCCAGCTGGAAGTTCACCATCTGCTACTATTGTTACAAATAATTTATCCCTGTTAGGGGTTGGGACTTAATATGTCTACAGATGATTTTTCAGGTAAAGTAGAAAAATGGTACGAGACTAAACTGGGCTTTTTGGCTATTGTATTTTTCCCTATTTTAGCTGGAACAGTGGCTATAGTTTTATATATTGCCGCTATTCAGACAAGCATAGCAGTTCAAGCCCAGGAATTTAACGATTTTAAAAATAACGACATCACACATATCGAATTGGAGATAACGGCCATTAATCAATCAGAAAAAGACCAGTTATCCCAAATACAAAACATTCAACAGCAGTTAGCAGTAACCACAGAGATATTAAATTCAATGAAGAAATAACCATATGACATCTTACTCTCAACGCGACCCAAAATGGGCCAACGTTAAACTAGGACAAAGCAATTTGACTATGGGCAGATATGGATGTACTACAACGTGTATAGCTGATTTATCGACTTATTTCGGCAATAGTTTCACTCCTTTACAGGCAGTAGAAACGATTAAATACACTCCTGACGGGCTTATTTTGTGGCAGTCCTGTAAGTTTGCGAGTTTTGGCTTTGAGAGGCGCGAATATGGCAGAAATGATACAAATATCCAGTCTGTCTTAAAAGACCCTAACAGGGCCGTTATTTTGAACGTAGCAAGCGGTTCACACTGGGTTGTCTGCACGGGAAAGACGTTTTTTAATATTTATAAAATAGCCGACCCTTGGTTGGGAGATTTTGCAGATATGCAGAGATACAAAAATGACATAACCGGAGCGGCTTATTTTAAAAGGATTTGAAATGTTAAGCACCGATGTATTGACAATGGGTAATGAGTTCAAAGATGCTCAGGGGAATATTTATATTGTTACCGGTAATGTCAGCGAGGGAAATAAGATATTGATTGATTTACAAAAGCAGGAAGTGGTCGGTCCTGCTGAAGTCTTAATACCTGAAACTTAAAATGAATTCAACTACAGCAGTTACTTTACAAAGTTTGGCTACCGTCTGCCTAGGCGCGGCCGTTGAACAGTTTTCTACACACAACTATGTTGTCGGCTGCCTTTGCGGACTGTTAGGCGTGATAGCCTATGTGGTGTATGAAGTCGTGCCAGCCAAACAATAATTTTACCAATACCTTCTCTACCCGTTTCCCCACGTTAGGGAAGCTTTGGGGACAAATAAAAGACTTGCTACTTCCGCATTAAATATTGGGGAGTGTTAGCAAGTCTTAATTTGTATCCAAGGAGGACTAAAAGTGAAATATGAAACGGTAGTCAAAGATTGCCCTAAGCATGGACCAACCATTCATTATAAAGTCAAGGGCGACAACTGCTGCGCCACCATCTGTCTCAAATGCCACCCTCTGGTGGAGATGGCCAAGCAGCAGGCCTGCCTCGAATTACCGGAGGCAAGACGGGCTCACGACGCGGGAGCATTTCCGGAGGGCGACTGATGAAATGCCCTAACTGCCATGGTAAAACCCACAAGGATTTTACCGAGTGCGCCCATTGCGACTTTACCTTTACGGGCTACCGCTGCGGGCTGAACAAGCCGTCGTTCAACGGCCAAAAACTCCGGCAGTATTGCAGCCGGATAAAATGCTGCCATTTGAAACAGGTGAACAATGCGCCGAAAGTTTATTCCATTGCGCCCGCCGTTATTAAGGCCACTGCCCAGCTTCGACTGGACGGACAGCATCCGGCTTAGGGGGCTCGGAATACTTTGGCCGGAAAGTAAGCTGGTAATCGTTCCGAAAAGAGAGGTGAAAATGATTACTGACGGCTCGGAGAGACGGGCAATCCAATTCACGGCACCTTAACCGCTATCCTATCCTCACTTGCTCCGGCGTAGCACCCCCACGCCACTTGACTAGCCGTGGCTCCCTATCCACGGCTAGTTTTAATTTCTTCATTAAACTCGGTGCAATAGCCAATAACGGGCTAAAGTGAGGCGGTGGTCTTCTGGCTATTCTTAGCAGTAGAGGCCAGTTATCTGCTGCGATTTTTTCGGCACCACCGTCTCGCTTTAAACTATTATTCTAATGGGCTAATGTGAGGCGATGGATTGGCACATAGCAGTCCTTCCCTCAGAAAATTCATCGGGGATACTTCGGCTAAAAATATGAAGCATATAATTAGCTTACTACCCTGCGCTTTGCTGCTATCCATATAAGGCAGGAGTTCTGTATTTCACACCGCCTCGCCTTAAACAATTAAAGGGTTAAGGGAATAAATTAATAAATCCAGCTCCAGCTCCCGCTCCAGCTCCTGCTCCTGCTCCCGCTCCAGCTCCTGCTCCTGCTCCCGCTCCCGCTCCCGCTCCAGCTCCCGCTCCCGCTCCAGCTCCCGCTCCCGCTCCCGCTCCAGCTCCAGCTCCCGCTCCCGCTCCAGCTCCAGCTCCCGCTCCCGCTCCAGCTCCCGCTCCCGCTCCTGATATAATTTTTTTGAGTAAAGAGGTTCATTTTATCTCCTTATTTTTGTTTCTTGGGTAATTTGTATGCCCAAGGACTAAAATCGGTTATAGATTCGATAGCCACGCCTGTCCCATTTGGTAATGGTTCAATTTCACTGGAAGATAATTCTTCCAGCTTTCCATCTTTTACGCTATCGGAATAACGGCCGGTGTCGAACACGCAGGATACATCTTTCATAATTAGAAAGCCGCCTTTAATGTTATCCACAGTGCCAACAAAAAAGTAACTTACTGTCCTGATAAAATAACTCTCTCCGACTTCAAAAGCACATTCATCGCTGGTTTTTGAGCTGTCTTGCACAGCAAGTTCCAGCAACTTTGTTAAAATCTTGTCGTTCATTTTGTTCCTTTTTTGCCCTAAGCGGGCTTAATTACAATTTGGAAATAATCTTCCTAATTTCGTTAATGGCTTGGTTATAGCCAACATCGTTCCAACAATTTAAACACACTCCTTTATCAGTATGGGTTTTGTCGTGGACTTGGGGTTTAGTCTCCGGCAACTTCCGCAAAATTTCTTTCTTTAACTCATCTCTGGCTTGGGAAACGGATTGAGAAATACGAGATAATAAAAAAGACTTAAATGCTTCACACATTTCCAAGGTTGGATAAATAGGCTGTCCATCATTATCCTTTCCGTAATAAACTTCTTTAAATTCCTCATCAAACTCCTCAAGGGTTTTGTCGATAAAGTTGGGCATAAAGTTAATCCTTATCATCATTAAACCAAGGTGTAATTAATTCATCAGCGTCCTTGTAAATTGTTAAAACAATCGCTGGAATTATCCAAATCGGATAAAAAATTAAAACTAAAATTGCTTTTAAATATTTACTCATTTTAAATTCTCCTTTCGTCCATCCTCAAGGCCAGCCTTATTTGGATAAATCAATTTGTGTTCTCTAGTTAATTCTTTCTCAACCGTCTTCAAAAAAGCATCCCAATTTGTGTCTTTACCTTTTCGCAAAGCAATCTCGTGGGCAGAACGTAAAACACTGTTAGCTTTAATTAAATGTCCTAGCCACTCTAATTCCAGTCTAGAGGATTCTTTGTTATCTAACCCAGCCACATACGCTGCGTCTATTGCGTCAATAACTATTTGAGGGATTTTATAATCAGAATCAGTGTTTATTAAAGCCTCAACAATTGTCTTGTGTAAATTTAACCGCCATTCCAGTTTAGAAGATTCGACGGAGGGTTTTTCCATAGCCTCAATGGTGCTTTTAAGCAAGCCACAACCATCACAAAAAGTATAGTCGTCTTTGGTAATTATATTTGTGTGTTTGCACTGATTTGGATTTGGGGGCATAGGATTATTCCAAAATTGTTATTTTAACTTTTTTAATTAAACTTTTATCTAATTCACCAAGATATTTTTCTGCTCGCCATCTTGCCGCTTCTAATGGGTCTTTAAAAACCGCAACGGGATTCCACAATTTTCCGTTATCTTGAGCCACCATACTATCCACTAAATCTTGGCTAAACATCGCTGCATAATAAATTTCCTTTTTCATATTGTCCTTTCTACTTTAGAACGTTCTACGTTCTTAATAATCACGGGGGTGAGAAGGATTAATGTTGATTATCCCTTTCAATGTCATCTATTTCGGCTGTTATTCTGTCGTATAAAGCATCACTTACTTCGTTAGCATAAGTCCAATCTAAATTTTTAGCCTGTTGAATTGCCTCTTCTTTTGTAAGAATTAAAATTAGCATACTCCTTAATAGGTTAATTGTTAAGATTTTAGCAATTCTGGGTTAGAATAAATGTTGCCAATGACTTCATACGCACTTCCGTTAGTGATATTCCAGCCTAAATGTTTATTACCGTGGCTCCATTTAATTACTTTCATACCTTTAAAAAGATAGTGCCCATAACTATATTGTTTACAAATATCCCCCTCGTAAATCTCTTTGCCGTTTTTATCCTTGAGGCCAGTGTATTGCTCGCTATTCTCTAAGGCTGTCCAATATGTACCATTATTGGACTGTATCGGCCTGATGAACGAACCGTTATCCATAAAACCCCAGTAATGAAAAACCTTGTTGCCATTTTTGTCTATTGTTTTTTGTCTAAATTTTATTTCCCTAATCATATTTAATAAGTTAATTGTTTACCAAAGAGATAAGTTTATTTTCCAGCAAATAAATCAAGAGCAATGCCCGCGCATCGGCTTCGGTTTCGGCATAAAACCTTTTTGCATAATAACTACTTACGCATAGCCATTCCATACCTTTATCTGCATTTACAAAGACAGTATGGGATTCTTCACCTTTTAATAATTCTCCCAGCTCGGCAACGGTGAAGGCGGAAAATCTTTCTTCTTCATCATCCATTGTCCACATTCCAGCATTATGTAAATCCTGCTGATAGATACTGCCATTACTGGTTTCCATAACGAAGTGGTTATCAGCATTAACTACTAAACATATTCCATAATCTTTGGAAAACACCCAGTAGTATGCGCTCTCCTGCTTCACTCCCAACTCCTTTAACTTTTTGGCAAGTTCTAAACTTACGCATTGTTTTTCTAATTCCATTTTTCCTCCTCTAATTTGCCGTTAATTATGTCGGCGGCGGAATTAAAACCGATATTTTTAATGTAATAAACTTTAGAATTCACTGTGCCATTTATTTCACGACTTTCCATTTTTAACCTCCCAATCACCTCATTATGGCGAGTGGAGAAGAAGTTAAAAATTTCTCTCATATAAGCTCGCTGCATATCAGTGAATGCTCCTGTTGGAAATTGCATTTGAAATTCTTCGCGTATGGTGTTGGGCATATTATTCCTAAAAAATTATTAAACCTATATATAAAAGAAGCAAAATTATTCCATAAAATATTACACCTCTTAGAGTGTCAGTAAATGGTAAAAATATATCAGTGAATAGTAGTAAACTTATTGTAAAAACAAAAAGACAGATAGCTATAATTTTAAAACTTTTAGGAATTGGCATATTATTGGCACACCAAGGCTGGTATTTAGGTGGTACGGGATTTGTCGGCGCGGGGAGCGTGGAGATTCCCGTATTCGGACTCGGAGTCCACGGGCTTAACTGAATTTCGGAAGTCTTTACTACGGGAATAGTTACTTTACTTTCCACCAGGTTAAATATCCAAAACCACCACATCAGGGCTACCAAGATTAAGAGTAAGAATAGGAATTTATCGAGTTTGGTCATAACTTCGTATAAGTCAAAGTTCCTTTAGGATAAGCACCATAAATTAAAATTCCTTTAGAAGCCACACATCTGCATCCGATTTCGTGCCACGCACCGTGCAAACAAGTCCAGTGTAACTTAATCCCGTCAAACTTTTCGGCCAGAGATTCTATACGCATACAATTTCTTATACTCGGTTTTTCTGAAACAATTTTTACTGGAATTTTATAACTCATTAAAATAGTGTATTTTCTGCCTTTATGGGCTTAGTTTTCCAACGTTCAAGGAACTGTGCCACTACGGAGTTTTGCGGGGCTGTAGGGGCAAACTTAGGCGTTACAGATACTATCCTGCGCTTGAGTATCCTTGCAGAATGCCTGCCACAGTCGCACCAATCGTTTTCAATGGTTTTATTAAAAGGTTCAAGATACCTGATGATGTCTGTAATTCTTTTCCCGTGACCGTCGCCCCAGTTCCAGTCGATAGGGCAATGCCATTGTCTGTCTGATAGAATATCTAAAATTTTTTGGGCTTGGCTAGATAACTCTGTCATATGTTTTTGGAGTAAATTTTTGTTGCTGTTCAAGTAAAGAAGAATGGCGCTCTAACATTCTGCGAACTGCGCGAATATCGGAGAGCAATCCTTTTTTCTCCCGCCATTCCAGATATTCGGGGCTGACTTTCCAGTTAGACTTCTGTAACTCTACACCTTTGCCTTCTTTTAAAAGTTTATTTAAAAGCAAATCACTCTTTAATTCTGCTTCGTTTACTTCCAGCCGTAGAGCCGAGATGTAACCTTGTAGTTCGGCAAGATAAAGATTGGCGGTTTCAGCCGAGGCGATAAGGTGCGGTTGTCCGGCGATTTTTAATAATTCAGGAAGTTCCATATTTTTTGATTATATCTAGATAATATTGCCGCGGATTGGGGATTTTTTTATATTTCGTTTGTTCCCAAAGCTCCAAGAGCTCCATTCCGTAATCGTCAATCAGCCTTAAAGCATAAACAGGAAGATTTCCGTTTTTAAAGACATTACAGGAAACGCATTGTCCGTGGCAATTGGTTTCGTCATACCGGAGATAAAGATAAGAGCGGGAGATATAGTGTCCGCACTGTTCTGCCAAGCCTTTTTTGCAGGTATAACATCTTTTGTCCCGATTCCGAATCCATTTTGAAAAAACCGAGTCGGCTTTTTTCTTAAGTTGAGAGATTGATTTCGTCTTCATCTAGCTCCTTTGCGTAAATTGGATTTGTCCATACTTCGTCCATTAACCGATTAAGATTTTCCAAAGTTTTCCGTTTTTCCAGTTCGTAGGCTTTCTCCCTGTTTTGTCTGACTATTTGGCTGTCAATTTGTTGGATGTCCATTTTTAAGTTCTTTTCTTTTGGCCACGGAAGCCGAAGCCAAAGAAGTAAAATCTTGCTGGGTAAGTTTCTTGCCCGTAAAAGCTATGCGGCACTCGTTGGCAATCAGGTCCAATTCCGCTTCGGTAGTAGCTTCGGCGATTCTGGCGGATAAAGGAAGATAGTGTTCGCTGGGTTGTGGTTTAATCTGCTCTTGGTAGTTATAGGGCTTCCTAGGCGCAAAATTCGGGGTTTGGGCGGGAGATTCGGTCTCTTTAGGTAGGTTGGCTCCGTCATTGTCCTCATCGCCGGTTAAAATCCCAAAAGCGTTACAGAAGGCGTAGCGTTTTGCAAAAGTGGAAGCAGCCGCCGTAACTTGAGAAGCTGACATAATTTGGGTGCGTTCGCCTAATGGCACTTCCATTTCGGTAATTTCATTGTGTCCATCCGTATGAGTAACTTTACAAGCTACTTTTACTCCAGCTGGCAATACTTGCATCGTGGTAGAATAGCTAAAACCGTTTCGCTGTAAATAAGGTTTGACCTGTTCAACAATACTTTCAATCGGAGCATATTTATAAGCTAACGCCCCAGACTTGGTATGCACAACTTTAGTTTTTACGATGGTTGGGCATTCGGCCTGAAATGCAGCCATTGCTTTATCAAATTGCCCTTTCGCCCATTCTGCTTTTAACTCACGGCGCATCGCCAAAAGTTTTTCCATTGTTTCTACCGGCACGTTCTTATCAATGGCTTGGCTGATTAAAGTCTCAGCGTTAAAGTTTACAATTTGCTTATCTTGTGGTATGATTGAGTTGCTTTCGTTGCTTTGATTGGGAACGACTTCTATTTCGGTAGAGGTCGTTTCTTTTTTTGTGCGTGGCATATGAGTTAAGTTAGTTTATAAGTTAATCCCGTTTTTAGCGTCTGTCGTCCGCCGTAGTTATCCGGCATTCTCCTCTTCTAAAAACGGGATTATTCTGCTACTTCCTCCAAAACTTTGAGGGCGTTTTCTATATCGCTATTGTAATCGTATTTCAGGAATTGTCCCCTTTGCTCCCTGGTAAACTTGCCGGCCAATTCATAGGCTTCGGCTTTGTAAGCAGGGAAGAGTTTGACTATCCGTTCGGTTAGAAAAGATTGTTCTCCGAGTGTAAGATTGTGCATATTTAGTGTTCAAGGCTTAATGGTTTTTGAACGTCCTGCTTAAAGTTTTCTTCCCACTTCTCCTTTTCTAGTTCTTCCATCACGCGTACTTTTAACTTGTCGGCGACTTTATTTTGGTACTTTATTTTGATTGAGTTCATAGAGGTTTGTCTAAATATATTTTTAACTTCTCCTCTTGGTATAATATTCTAACAATCTGTGCAATGTAGCCATAGGTATCTCGACCAGTACCTGCTGTAACCTTTTGTACTTGCGTGTAACTAATATTACCCTTTAACCAAGCCACAACCAATTCCTGGTCTTCTAAGGTATATTGTTTGCGCTGTTTGCGATATATTGGGATTTTTTTAGCTTCTTCAAGTAATGTCATAATTTTATTCTTTATAATTATTTGATTAATTTGTAAGTAGTCCACGCATAACTCCAAAGAACACTCCGAAGGTGATTACATCAGCGACTAACAGGATAATTAAGAACTCACGTACTATCTTGATATTTACTTTTTTCATATAATCCTTTCTTTTTTTGTTTTAATTTTTTTATCCTTATAGGCCGGTATCGGTCATCAAGCCTTGGTTTTTAGGGACTTGGCGTTACCGGCCTATTTGGATTGGGGCTGTATCGCTTACTTGAGTTTTAGGCTAAAGTAGCGTTAAGCTTTTATTTGACCTTTTCTGCTTCGTTTACTGCTTTTAGGTAGTAATCGGCCAGTTGGCGGTTTATCCCCAGTCTAGCTACCAATTCTTGCGCTGTAGCACCCTCTTCAATCATATCCAGTATTTTTAGGGAAGTTTTGGCCTTTAGCCGGAGTTGATTTAGCTTTTGTGTATTCATATTTATATATTACTCCTATTTAAAATCTTTGTCAAGAGGCTTTGCAAGGAAGTTATCCACTTCATATCCTTATCTGGTTAATCAAAAATTAAGCAAAACCTTGTCCTTTTTTAATAAGCACCCAATGACCATCTCCTTGCCGCTGGTATTCCGCACTTCGTAAAGGTAAATCAAGTTTATATCGCCAATCAGCGCTTGGTTCTTTTAAAGCCATATCTTCAAATTTTTGTAAAAGCGGAGCGTCTTCAAATTCCATATTCGGTGATTCATCATAAATAAGCAATCCATCTTTAGTTATTTTCGCACTTCCAAATCCGGCAATTATCGGATAATCCATATTTAAAATTTCTTCCGTATATCCACAAATTAGGCAACCTTGAATTCCACCCTTAATTGGTTTTTCTTTTTCCATAGGTAAGTTAGTTAAAAATTAAATAGAATTATCTTTAATTTCTTTTTCCAACCAAGTTACAAAGTCCGCGAATTGAAGTTTTGAATAATAAATTTGGTCACCGGAATCTATTAAACTAACTTTTCTTTTTTCTTTAGTTGCTTCTTCCCCCTTATGCCATAAATATAATAATTCTTGCAGTTCCATAAAAAAATTACCTAATATAGCCCCTCAACCGAGAAGCTGATTAAAAATTAAAGTTCACACTTTGCACAACCTGAACAATTATTAACGTGGTCAGCTTCTAAACTTTCAAGTTCTTCTAAATCGTTTTCCCAATCACCTCCTAATATATCTTCAGGGTCTTCGCTGGTTAGGTCTTTGAAGTCTTTTTTGTTCATAAAATAAAATTGCTTGCATAACCCCCCGGCCGAGATAGCGGCTAGAGGGCAATGTAAGCAATTTAAATGCCTGCTATCTCAGGCGAATATAATCTTGGTTTCGGTGGAGGGAATTGCACCCACGACCTGCTGGTTATGAGCCAGCCGAGCTGCTACTGCTCTACACCGATAAGGGAAGTATAGCATATAGGCGGATTTTGTCAAATTCCCCAGAAAAAGACTTGACCGCTTAAAATAAAATAACGATTCCAAATCCTAGCAAACTGGCAGTTAAGCAGTTGTGGCCGGATTCTAGTTGCCGGATAACTAGTTCAATAATCCGAAATTCTGGCAAAGCATCTTGATTTTCTTCGTCCAGTTTTTTAAACAGTTTCCAATTATTGTAAAAAGTAATAGCCATAACTTGATTATAGCATAAATCAACGATTCGTAAAAGACTTGATCGCTTGCAAAAAGATACTTGACAAAATTTTAAATAGGATTTACAATATCCTTACTTGAGAGTTTGTGGCGATATTTTTTAAAAGCCGGTAAATTCCCCTCCGCCAGCCGTTCAATCGGCACACTAAACTCTCAAGGTCTAGCTGGTTGAGGGGATTTTTAATTTAATAAAAAATCTGTGAGCAAGGCTTCGGCCTCCCTGAAAAGATGGGCATAGATTTTTTCGCTGACCCCACCTTCTTTCCGTCGAAATTTCCCAGCGTAATTAGGATAAGGCACGGAACCAACACACTCGCCGACAGTCTCGCCTAGCGGAATTTTCCGCCGATTTTAAACAGCTCTTTGATAACTCCATACCCTAACTCCTAAAACCTTGTCCCCCCTGCAATGCCTTAAAGAATTGATAGGCGGACAAGAGGCAGGCTGATTGGTGGGGTGGGGTTATGGTAATACCATGTTATTACCATAGTAATACTATAGTAATACCATATGAGAGATTTAAAATATAATATATGGTCGGTGAGATTATCAGAGGAAGTAATCAAAGAACTTAAAATCCGGAGGCAAAATTTTAAAAGTTGGAATTTACTATTTAAATATTTATTAAACGCCAAAAAAGGCGAGAAAAAATAATTAATATGAAAAAGTGGGTTTGGATAGGTATAGGTAGCTTGTTTGCGCTTATTCTATTGTTTGGTGCTTTCGGCACAGTAGCCGCTGGAAATATTGGAGTAAGAACAAGATTTGGAAAAGTAATAGGTTCTGTGCAACCTGGATTTTTTGTTAAAGTACCTTTTATTGATGGCGTAACCTCGATGGACGTTCAGACACAAAAAGACCAAGCGGATGCAACCGCTGCCTCTAATGATTTACAGGCAGTAACAGCCTCTGTAGCAGTAAACTATCACGTGGAACCACAGGATGCGCCAACTATTTACCAAAATATTGGAGTAGATTATGCGGATAGGGTTATTAGTCCTGCTATACAGGAATCAGTTAAATCGATTGTAGCTAATTATACGGCAGAACAGTTAATTACTGAACGAGAAAAAGTTAGGGAAGATATAATTGCATTGCTTACAGGCAAATTGCAAAATTACGGAGTGCAAACGGATAGCTTAAATATTGTAAATTTTGCTTTTAGCGACCAGTTTAACCAAGCCATTGAGGCTAAGGTTACGGCGCAGCAGGATGCTTTGGCGGCGCAAAATAAATTAGCGCAAGTGCAATTTGAAGCGCAACAAGCAATCGCTCAAGCGGACGGACAGGCAAAAGCCATACAAATTGAAGCTCAAGCAATTCAGGCTCAAGGAGGCCAAGCATATTTACAATTACAGGCAATTAATAAATGGAATGGAACATTGCCGCAATATATGAGTTCAGGAAGTGCGGTTCCATTTCTAAATTTATCAGCTACGCCAGCACATTAGTAAATTTATAACTTTTTAAGAAGTTTAAAAAAGAGATGAAGAAAAAATATAAATATGAAAAATCTTTGGGTCATTATTACAAAAAAGGCGGTATTGAAGCCGGTTTAGTTAAAGGGTCATTTCATCCGCGCAATAATATTCACCTACGATTTATAAAACGAAGCGGGAAATTTGAAGGAATGGATTTAACAGTTGATGAAGCTGGCGCGGTAATAAGTTGTTTAGGTGCGGCAATTATGGATTATACTTTTGGAAAAAGGGAAATGCTTAAACCTTAACTCTAACCAATAAACGAAATGAAAAAACAAATTGACCCTCTCCGTTTACAAGGTTATTACTATCGCGGTCTTTGGCCGGAAGAAACACCTTTGGAATACGCCGACAGGGTGGACAGGCTGATAAGGAAATTTAATTCGGAGTATCGTAATTTTAATAACAATTTATGGAAATAACAGCGCAGGAGTTTACTCGTTTAGCTAATAACTTTTATACTTCCAACAATTTGCCCAGTGATTTGGGGCGGATAGGATTGGATTCGGCGGTTTGTAATTACGTTAACCAGAATGCCGGTAAGCTTCCGAGATTCCGCGTGGCTTTTTGCTGGATTTGCATAAACGAACCTTACTGGCAGTATGCTAAGCCGATGATTGAGGGGGCAAAAAACTTTTTCCTGCCAGGACACCAAGTGGATTATTTTTTGTGGTCAGATATGCCGCCGGAAAAATTCAGCCTGAAAAAGATTGAAGGAAAGAACGCCTATGCGGATGGGTTTAACGATGCCATAGAAAAATCCGGCATGCAAGCGTTTGGAGCGACCTTGTTTCCAACAGAATCCGTGCAGTGGCCAGCTCCAACCCTGATGAGATACCATATGTTTATCCAGCAGGAAGAAATCCTGAAAGATTACGATTATATATTTTTCTGCGATGTGGATATGATGTTTGTCGGGGTGGTGGGGGATGAGATTTTGGGTAAAGGGCTGACCGCGGCACTTCATCCAGGTTACGCCACGCGCAAAGAATTATGGCCACCTTACGAACCGAACAAGAATTCCGCGGCATTTATCAATCGTCCCGGGAAAATAATAAACGACAACGGGAAACCGAGATTTATGCCGATGTATTTTGCGGGAGGGTTTCAAGGAGGCACAAGCAGGGAGTGGTTTAAGGCGATGCACGCAATGAAAAAACTGATTGATGAAGACCTTTCAAAAAATTATGTGCCGATTTGGAATGATGAAACGGCCTGGAATAAGTATTTGGAAAAAACTCCAGATGACTTGGTAGTTCTACACCCTGGATATATTTATCCTGATTCGCTGATTAAGGAATATTACGAACCCATTGTCTGGGGTCAAAGTTATGTGCCTAAGCTTATAACATTAACTAAAAAGTTTTCAGTATCCAAAGAGGGAGGGGAAGCGGTGCAGAAAATGATAGCTAAATAATTTTATGAATTTTAAAGAAGAATTAAAAAAATCTGATACTGAATTATTAGAAAAATATTCTAATGGAATTTGGTGGATTGGATTTATAAGAAAATGGTTAGAAGCACAAAAAAATAATAGACTCTTAACTTTAGAAGATTATAATGATTAGCGTAATAATTCCAACCTTTAACTCCGCCAAATGGCTTCCTGAAGCTATTGAGTCTTGTATTCACCAGAATTGCGAAGTAATTGTGGTTGATGACGGAAGTCAAGATAATACTTTGGACATTTGTTTTAACTATCCTGTTTATACTATCCATCAAGTCAATAAAGGTTTGGCTTCGGCAAGAAATACTGGTATAATGAATGCAAGCTTTAATTATGTGCTTCCCTTGGACGCTGATGATAAGCTGATGCCCAACGCTATCGAGAGGCTGGAAGATATAATTTTAAAAACCCGTGCGGATATTGTTGCTCCTTCGTTTCAGGAGTTTGGATTAAGTAATCGGCAAGTGATTTTGGGTAAACCCACACTAGAAGATTTTAAGACCGCTAACCGAATTGGATACTGTGCGGCGATTAAAAGGGACTCATTGCGCGAAATTGGCGGCTATAATCCTAAAATGTTGTATGGATGGGAGGATTGGGATATTTGGATTGATTTATTAAGTCGAGGTAAAACATTAGTTACTACTCAAGAAATATTGTGGATGTATCGGATAAAAGAAAAATCTATGTATAGAGATTCTTTAGAACATTCTGAATTTCTTACCAAGCAAATGAGGTTAAATCATCCACAAGTTTATGAAATGGCAACCAAATAATGGTAAAAATTTGAATTGTGCATTTTGTAAAAAGGAATTTTATGTTCCCGAATGTCGTGTATTATTGGCTAAGTATTGTTCGAGAGAATGTTCAGATTTGGGAAGAAGAACTACACCTGAAGCCAAAAGAAAGCGTTTAAGAGCGTATTATTTAAAAAGAAAAGATTATATAAATAATAGGCAAAAAGAATGGTGTAAAAAAAATCCAGAAAAAAGAAAAGAGATTCAGCGGCGTTGGGTGTTAAAAAATAGAGATAAGATGAGATTTTATTCTAATTTACGCCATTATCGAGAAAAGTTTGCTTTAGGCAAAGTTAATTTTGAACAAGTAAAATCTTTATATCTTAAATTTCCTTTTTGTTATTATTGTAAAATAAATAAATCCAATAGTATTGACCATAAAATTCCATTGTCAAAAGGTGGAACTAATAATATTGATAATTTAGTTCCTGCTTGTATTAGTTGTAATTCAAAGAAAAAAGATAAGACAGAGTTAGATTATATGGCACAAATTAAAAGAGACTTCCCTAATGTTTATTCATAAAGATAATCGAAGAACCATAATTGAATGGATTCGGGATTATCCTATCCGTAGCTGTAAAGTAATTATTGCTAATGAAGATACGGAAATAGGGGGACATTATCATAACAATAAAGAAGATATTTTTTATCTGTTAAGCGGGGAAGGATTTTATAAGTTGGGGAATGGGAAATTTAAACCGATGGAAATTGCGACTTTAATTCCCAAAAAGAAACGCCATACTTTTCAGCTTAAAAAAGGAGCAGTAGTTTTGGAAGCTTCAACGATGCCTTTTGATATTAACGATGAACTTACTTGAAATTCTTGGATAAAAATTTTGGTCGTGCCGGAAACAGGATGTTTCAGAGTTTTTATTTGTATGCCCAAATGAGAGAAGGGAATATACCGGATATTTTTTTACAAGATTGTAAGTATTTTGATAAATACCGTTCGGAATTAATGAAAATGGCGTTTGGTGGTAATCTTACCGATTATGACGAACGAGTCTCAATTCACGTCCGCCGTAAAGGGAATCCTTCCAATCCTGATGAGCCAAATTATTCAGAAAATCCTTTTTATATAAATCTGGCTAAAACGGGATATTACGAAAAAGCAATAAAAGAATTTCCGGATAAAGATTTTTTGATATTCAGTGATGATATTGAGTGGTGTAAGCGATTTTTTGGAGATATGGAATTTATTATCGGATTTGGCAAACCGAAATTTTATTTTTCAGAGAATCAAACCGAAGAAGAAGATTTTTATGATATGGCTTATTGCGTAGGGCATATTATCGCCAATTCTTCTTTTTCATATATGGCCGCTTATTTGGGAGGAGGTAAAACAGTTTATCCCTCAGAATGGTTTACCGATAAAATTCAACGGGTAGGATTTCCCAGCGAATGGTTAAAATTATAAAACCTAAAGTATTCGAGGATTTTCGCGGCAAACTGACAAAGTTTGACTGCCCTTTTGAAGTGGGAGAATCTTTTTATTCCACCAACAAAGCTGGAGTATTCCGTGGGATGCACTACCAAAAAGACACGGCTAAATTCGTCTACGCTTCCAAAGGAAATATTCTGGATGTTTGGCTGAATTTAAAAACCGGAGAATGGGGGAAAGTTTATCTGCATAATAAGGGAATTGTAATCCCCAAAGGTTATGCCCATGGATTTTATTCCTTGACCGATTCGGTAGTCCATTACCAGCAATCAAAAGCTTATAACCCGCAGGAAGAAGGCGGCATAAAATGGGATTCATTCGGATTTATTCTTCCCGTTTCGCCCATGCTTTCCGAACGGGATAAAACTCATCCAACTTATGAAGATTTCCGTCGCAATTCCGGTTTATGATATGAATGGCAAAGGCGTTCAGTTTTTGGAACGGTCTTTGGAAATGTTGGAAAAGCAAACTTTCCAGGATTTTGAAGTTGTTATTTCGGATAATTCTCAAGACGATAAATTGAAAAAAATCGCTTTAATGGGATGGGGATTCCAAGTTTGTTACAATAAGAACGAGGGACGAAAAAATATGGGAGGGAATATCAATAATGCAATCTCCAAATGTCAGGGAGATTATATCAAGTTTTTGTTTCAGGATGACTATCTGACTGACGAGAACTCCTTGCAGGAGATAGCCCAAACTTTTGATTTTGACTGGCTGGTAACGGGATGTTCCAATCATATGTTTCCGTATTACTCGGCAGATATTAAAAAAGGAAATAATACTATCGGTTCTCCCTCGGTGTTGGCTATCCGAAACGACAAACCGTTGTTGTTTAACGAGAATTTACAATGGGTGATTGATTGTGAGTATTACATCAGGCTTTACAAGCGTTATGGGTTACCGGTGGTTTTAAATACAAACAATGTAACAATTTATACCGGAGAGCATCAGACTACTTCCAAGTTAAGCGATGAAGAAAAATTAAAAGAAATAAAATGGTTATGCGAATCTTAATGACCGGAGGAAGTGGTCTCCTCGGACGAAATTTAAAGATTGAAGCTGACCGACCTACTCATTCCGATTTGAATATTTTATATTCCATAGACTCGAAACCTTACGACTTGATAATCCACGCTGCAGCTTTTACAGATACAATCAGGTCGGAAACTGATAGGCTCGAATGTTTTGATGTGAATGTCAGGGGAACTTTGAATCTTTTAATCGCTTATCCCAATACGCCTTTTGTGTTTATCTCGACGGAGTATGCCAAAAATCCCGCAAACTTTTATTCTTTAACCAAAAGTTTGGCTGAACAACTTGTTACTACTCATCCGAATTATTTGATTATCAGGACTTTATTTAAATCGAGACCCTGGAAATACGAATATGCGTTCAATGACGTGTTTACTTTGGGAGGGTATGTGGAGAATGTAGCGCCTTTAATCGACAAAGCGATTCAGGATTGGAACAGAAAAGACAGTGGGTTGATTTATGTCGGGGATGGACGAGGAGAAAAATCTATGCTGGACTTGGCCAGAGAAACCAAAGTCGATGTTAAGGCAAACAGTAAAAACGATAAAAAAGGAATAATTATTTCAAAATGATAAAACTTTCCGATGTAACTCTTATTGGCTTGACTGGTAGGGATACGGATGCAGAAACGATGTCCGCTTTGGCAATTCAAATGCAAAAAGAGATTGTCTTTGGTGCAGTGAAAGTTATTTGGGATGGACAGATAAAAACGATTGATGACTGGAATTACAAGATTTGTTTTGACTTATGGAAATATTTTGATACTACACATTGTTTTTTGTTCCATCCGGATGGCTACATCATTCATCCGGAGTTATGGAATGACGAATGGCTGAAGTTAGATTATATCGGCTCGCCGTGGCCGTTACCTCAAGATGATTATTCTTATCGCGATATTTATGGAAAGATACAAAGAGTGGGAAATTCTGTCGGACTTAGAAGCCGCAAATTACTTAAGCTACCAACAGAGCTTAACTTGGAGTTCAAGCCTTTCTACGGAAACACTAACGAGGACGGCAAATTGTGTGTGGAATGGCGCACGATACTTGAACAGCACGGTTGTAAGTTCGCCACTTTTGAACAGGCTTTGAAATTCGGCAAGGAACATGATCTACCGGAGAATAAAGATTTAAAAACTTTTTGTTATCATTCACCTTTTTAATATGGTCGCAGGAATTTTCCATTCAGGAAGCGGGTTAGGAAATCAGTTACATCGTTATGTGATGACGCGGATTTTAGCTTTGGACAAAGGTTATGAGTGGGGAATGGTAGGAACTGGTAATTTTAAAGGTAAAGATTTTATGAATTTGGATATGGGCAAATCGCTATCGGCAAAAACCGAAGCTTTGACTGGGAAAGACCAGCAAAATGGTTTGCCCTTATCTGAATTTATGGAAAAAAAGATTATTGAAAATGGAGTGGATATTCGAGGTTACGACCCTGAAATAAATTTTGTCCAGGACAATACGATTATTGATGGCGAGTTTCAGGATGAAAAATATTTTGCACACCGTTTGCCAGAAATTCGGGAATGGCTGAAAGTTAAATCTTTGGAAATGCCTAATAATGTTTGTGTGATAAACGTGCGAGGAGGGGAATATTTAAGCAATCCTGATTTGATTTTACCGCCTGAGTATTGGGAACGGGCAGTTAAAGTTATTCAGGAAAAAGGAATAAATAAGTTTGAAGTTCATACCGATGATAAGATTTATGCCAGAAGCTTGTTTGCCGATTGTCCGATTACTCAGGATATGGAGATAAATTGGCGTTCAATCAGATATGCGAAGTATTTGATTTTAAGTAATTCATCATTCGCAATTTTGCCGAGTTTGTTGAACGAAAACGTAAAAGAAATTATTGCGCCTAAGTATTGGGCTAGACACAATACGAAAGTTTGGGCTTTGCCGCAGAATTATTACAAAAAATTTACCTATGTATAATGAAGAAAAAATAATCTATGGTTTAAGATTTAAAGCACATAGATTAATGGATAAAGTATTTGGTAAAAATAACAAACAAGCTTATTTATGGCGAAGTAGAAGATTTGGAAATATTCATTTTGCTGATATGAATAAATCACAATTATTGAATGTAATAAAAGATTTATATCAAATTATTAAAGTTAAATGAAATACATTATAAGCAATTACAATAACGATTTATCCTGGGTTCCAAAATACACCGATGATTATATAATTTATAACCAAGGAGAACCATTAAATGATTCGAAAGTCGTTCAAGTGTCTCATCGTGGCTCCGATATATGCGATAAGTTCAGCTGGATTATTGATAATTACAACTCTTTACCTGAAGTAGTTTGTTTATGCAAAGGGAATCTGTTTAAGTTTATAACCCCCCAAGAATTTGAAAAAGTCAAAGACAATAAAGTTTTTACTCCACTTTTAACCCAGCACCATAAAGTTTATTATCCCATATGCGGTTATGACCAAAATGGAATATATTGTGAACGGAATGATTTTTGGTATTTACAAGGACAACCATTAAAATATGCCAAAGAAATTATCGAGTATTTTAAAATGTCGGAGCGTACATATAATGTTTTTGCTCCTGGCTCTAATTATATACTTCCTTGTGAAAGCATATTACGGACACATTTAGAGGATTATAAATTATTAAGAAGTTGGATAGACTACGATATTTATCCAGCGGAGTGCCAGCTTATGGAAAGGAATTTGTATTATTTATGGAGATAGAATGTCCAAATTGTAAAAGAATAATGTCGCAGAAAGCGCAAAAAGATAGTTTTTATGTTTTTACCTGTCATTGCGGACAGAAAGATATTATGAAAGATTGGTGGGTATCGGGAACGCTAAAGGAAATTAAACAATTTACTAAAGTGTATGGCGTTGACTTATAATGGAGAGTAATATATAATAGGTGTATGCCTATATATAAAAACTGTGAGAAATGTAATAAGAAGTTTGCTTTTTATCCTTTTGATATTAAGGAAAGAAAGTTTTGTAGTAAACAATGTTATTGGGAAGCTAGGAGAGGAACGGTAGGGTATTGGTTTGGTAAAAAAAGAAGTTTGGAAACAAAGCGTAAGATTTCTGAAACTAAAAAAAAGTTTCCTTATTCTACTAAAGGGCATAAAGGAATGGAAAATGAAAAGCATCCTAATTGGAAGGGGAATAAAGTCAGTTATTCAGGTTTACATTATTGGGTAGTTAGAAAACTTGGCAAACCAACAATTTGTGAACATTGCGGCAAAACAGGTTTAAGTGGTAAATTTATTGTTTGGGCTAATAAATCTCACGAATATAAACGAGATTTGAATGATTGGTTAAGACTTTGTGCTAAATGCCATAAAGAATATGACAAAAAGTAAAATTTACGATTGCATAACTTATAACGGAGAACAAGAGCTTTTTGATATTCGTTATAATGTTCTCAAAAATTACGTAGACAGATTTATTATTGTTGAATTTGACAAGACATTCAGTGGAAAATCAAAACAAAGACTGTTTACTGAAGAATTATTAAATTATTATAATGATAAACGCATACAAGTATATTATATTCAGGAAAAAGACTGGCAAAAATATTGGCAAATGGCAGGGCAAAGCCCTAACACTCAAGGCGCGGAACACTGGAAACGCGAATTTGCGCAAAAAGAGTCAATCAAAGATTGTTTGAAAGATTGTAAAGATGATGATATAATATTTATAGGGGATTGCGATGAAATTTGGAATCCAGAAGCAGGAAAAGAAGCTTATTCAGCAAACTTGACTTATAAGTTAGAACAATTAGTTTATGTATATTATTTGAATCAAAGAAGCTCGGAAAATTGGAAAGGCACTTTGGTAACTATTTATGGGATAATAAGAGATAATTGCTTAAATCATTTACGAACTAATATTAAGAATTTTATAGAAAGCGGTGGCTGGCATTTCACAAGTATGGCAAAGAGTTTAAAGCAAAAGCTACAGGACAGTTATTCGGCAGACGATTACGCAACAGAAGAGATTTTGGATAATATCGATGAGAATATTAAGAACGATAAAGACTTTTTGGGAAGAAATTTTACTTATAAAGTCGATGAGAGCCAGTGGCCTGATTATCTTAAAAAGAACAGGGAAAAGTATAAACATTTACTTAAACCATAATTATGGAAGAAAGTCAAGAGATTGTTGTTAAACAACGAGAGAGCAACAAATTAGGTGGAATTACAGGTAAAGGGTTTATGCCTGGCGTTTCAGGTAATCCAGCTGGAAGACCAAAAGGGCAAACACTTAAAGAATTTGCCCGTAATTGGTATTTGAATAAAACCGACGAAGAGAAAAAAAAGTATTTGGAAAATTTAGAAGAAAAACGTCCAGGATTTGCGTGGGAGATGTGCGAAGGAAAAGCCAAGCAAGACGTGGAATTAAGCGGTGAAGTAAAATCTAAGATAGTTAAATTGGATGAATAAGTTTATTTATAAACAACTATTAAATTTAGGGGATGGTAATTGGTTTATTTGCAATGGATGTAATAAACCAAAAAGTAAGCAATTTGTAGGTGGTTTTTGTGAGGAGTGTTGTGAATAATGACGAAGAAATCTCTTTTACCGAACTTAGTGGATTTTTCCCTAAACAAAATGAGGCTAAATTAGCCTCCAAGCGTTTTAAGTTTACATTGTTCGGTGGCAGCGTAGGCAGTGGTAAATCAAGATGGTTGAGATGGATGTGTATTTATTGGTTGATGGATTACTATGCCAGATACAAGATTAAAGGAGTACGAGCAGGACTTTTTTGTGAGGATTACGTTTCTTTAAACGATAGGCACTTAACAAAGATTAAATATGAATTTCCTTCGTGGTTGGGTAAATTCAATGAGGCCAAGCACGAATTTACATTGGCGGCTGAATATGGCAACGGAATTATTGCTTTTCGCAATTTGGATGACCCTAGTAAATATCTTAGTGTCGAGTTTGCAGTTATTGCCATCGATGAGATTAATCGCAATCCCAAAACTGTATTTGATATGCTGCGTTCTCGCCACCGTTGGCCTGGGATTAGTGATGTACGTTTCATAGCTGGCTGTAATCCCTTAGGCGAAGCGTGGGTTAAGAATATATGGGTCAAGCGGATGTTTCCGCCAGATGAAAAGGAGCAATATGAATTCGTTTTCGTGCCAGCGTTGCCAACAGACAATCCCCATCTCCCGGCGGAGTATTATAAATCACTTGAAAGCCTGCCTGAAAATCAACGGAAAGCTTATTTGGAAGGGAACTGGGACGCGTTTGACGAGGGACTCGATGAAAAAGGATATATTAGATTGATTACTGACAGGGAATTACAAGCTTCGATAGTTCAAACTGGAGAACACAGCGGTTATAAGATACTGGGAATAGACCCCGCAGCAGGAGGGGACAATAGTGCTATAGTTTTAAAATCAGGAAATCTTTTAGAGATTCTTTTTAACCGCAAACTCCAGAATACTATGGACTTGGTTGGGCAGGTGGTTGAGAAGTTCAGGGATTATAAATGTGATTATATCGTGGTGGACAGGACAGGCGTAGGACAGGGAGTGTATGACAGGTTAAGGGAAATGGATTATCCTTTAAGAGGCGTGAGTTTCGGGGAGAAAAGCGACGACGAACAGTATCAGAATCTTAAAGCCGAATGGCATTTTAGATTAAGGAAATGGCTATTGTCGGGAGGCAGACTGCTTGCCAATGTGGGCTGGAATGAATTTGAATATGTAAAGTATAAAAATAAGGACGGCAAGATTATCATCCAGCCCAAAGAAGACTTGTTCAGGGAGGGCATTATGAGTCCAAATTGCGTAGATGCCGCGGTGCTGACAATGGTTATTACGGACACTATGGTTAAATCCCAACGAATAGCCAAGGCCAATACGGGCAGACCTTTTTACGATAAAATGGAAACAGTATGGAATAACGGAGAAGAACGCTATGAACGATACGAAGGATAAATGGCACGGCGCACAACTTGGAGTGGAAGGCATCCCTTTGGTGGATGCAGGCGTAGGTAAGCCGCTTATCTTAAGAGTGTTTGAGTTCGCCATTAACCCTGTTAAAGTCAAAGAATTAAAAGAAAAAGGAATAATCGTTTCCAAACAGGAGATATTTAATACTCACTGGCCGCAGATAAAGATGCAGATATGGGGAGACGGATTGGTGGCCAACGAACAGGTCGACCCTCGTGTGATTATCGGCAAGAAACGCTATCGCATCTTTATCTTATGCGAACCGAAGTTCAGAAATATTGTTGTTGATAAACCGCGCACCTTACAGCAAGTTTTTGACAAAAATATTAAAAAGTAATACAATGGATATACAAGAAGCAAAAAGACAGAGGCGGTTGCGGCGAATTTATAATCGGATATTGCACGACAAAAGACTAAGGATGCCCAAGTTTCGTGTCCACAGCGAACCTGTTTCGTGGTGGCGGCGTATGCTGGAGCATGTTAAGTCTTTTTTTAAATGGTTAACCAGAAAATCCAAAACTCAAATGTAGCACTCCAGGAGAACCAGAGCGGGGATTTTAAACGGTTGAAATACATCCAAGACCATTATATGGAGTCTTTTAACTTCCTCCAGGCCAGGAAGAAAAGACAAGTCAGGCAGTTAGTTTTATTGAATAACCTACAACGAGGCGACCAAAACATAGCGTCAACGCTTTTGCTGACGCTTTTTAATCGCGTAATGTCTTCTCTTTATGACGATAAGATACAAATTAAATTTCTTCCTTCTCAAGGCATTACTCAGGAGCAGCTTAATGCTTATAATATCCTGGCCCAGAGTGACTATATCGAAATGAACAAAGCCAAGATAGATTACGACTGGATATGGGATACTTTGTTCTTCGGGCAAGGATACTGCGAAACCTATAAATTCAACAAGCAAAGAAAGATAATGGAGCCTTGTGTCATTAACCCTTTAGTATTCGGATATGACCCTTACTTTGAAGAAGTCCAGGACTGGAGATACTACTGGAAATGGATTACCAAAAGTGAATACGAAATGCAGAGATTGATTGATAACGGTACTATTACTTCGATTAAATCCCCAAACGAAATCCCCGCAGGTGTGGATGAGTATTTGTGGAATTATAAAATCCTGAGGGACAGGGCGCAGAAAGCCATTGAACCTCCTCCCAACTCTTTAGGTTCAAGCGTGTATCAGATACTTGAATACTACGGTTATAACGAGAAAGGAGAAAAATGTTGTTTCTGGTTGGACAGAAGTTTCTCTAAAGTTCTGTATGAAGAAGTGCTGGATTTTGAAGACCTTGATTACGGAGACGGTAAAAAGGGAAGCAAATGGCCGATTGTGGTAAAGCAGGCATTTCGCGAGCCGCACTCCTCGGTTCCGTTCTCTTTGGCCGATTTATTGGAGGATAAGCACCGTGCCAAAAGCGTTTTGCTTAACTTAGCGTTTATCGCCGCCAAAGACCAAGCTAACCCGATTTACTGGTATAACTCCAATGTTTCGGATGTTACTCAGTTAATGAGCCGGCAGGTTGACCAGCACATAAAACTTGAAGGAACTTCAACGGGAGAACAGTCAGTCGGTCCTCTCTCTACTCAAGACCCGATGAGTCCTGGACTTTTACAGTTCATTTCTATTCTTACCACAGAAGCCAACGAACCTATCGGAACGGGAACAGCCCAACAACCCCAGCAGAAAAAAGGTAACAATACCGCAACAGAGGCCGCCATAGACCAGCAGCTGAACGATATGGCGCAATCATTACAGTCTAAAGTTATTCAATTTGGGGAATCAGAGTTTTGGTCGCATTGGTTTCACCGTTACGCCAAATACGGTCCTGAGCTTGGAGATAAAATGGCCAATATCGTAGGAGTAAAAGGCATTACTTCCGAGATTGTGGATTTTAAGAATTTTAACACCGATTATCCTCCTGGAGTGTTAGTTTACTCGGCGAAGGAAGCCGAATACAAAGAATTGGTTTTAAGGCGCGATTTAATGCAACTCTATCCCCAACTTGCCCAGACTTTAGACCCAGACGGACTGAGAAACTTCAATAAATTTGTATTCTTCCCTAAGTTTTTGTCCGACCCGTCTTTGATTGATATAATGTTCCCAAAGACTCTCGATGAGATTAAGGCCGAAGAAGAAAACCAGAGATTAATTGACGATGAAGTCGTGGAAATCCAGCCTACCGATGACCATACAACCCATATCTACACTCATATGATGATACCTCCAGGACAGAGAACGTGGTCATTGTGGGTGCATAAAGCGCAACACGAACAGGCTCTGGCACAGCAGAAACAACAGCAACAGGCTATGGGGGGAACGCAAGCGGGACAGAATAAGGTCTCTGAGACGATTAACTTCCAAAATCTCCCTCCCGAAGGACAAGTGCAAATGGCGGCACAGGCGGGAATCAAGCTTGACCCCTCACAAATATCTCAGGAACCTCAGCCATTTGGAAAACCTCCTCAACAAAATCAACCGCCGAAGGTCGGTGGCGGTAAAGTCGCTTTAGGCAAACGTTCTCCGCTTGCCGCGGCGGTTCCCTTACAGGGAGCGATGAATCCTTCCGATAATTTAATAACTAACAACCAACAATAATCTATGACAGACCAAGAATTTCAAGCCGGACTTCCGGCTGCAATGCAGGCCGCTTTTGCTGCTTATGTTGCACAAACAGGTTTTAACGCCGCTTTAGTCGCAGGCGGCAGCACGGTAGTTTACGTTCCCCAAGTAACGACACCACCTTCCGAAACAGTAACTTTTTAACTTATGGGCAAGAATATTTATTCACAACTTCCGGTAGACGGCACGAATGAGCCGATGCAAAACCTGGCCACCCCGAAGAAAGCCGCTTCGGTGACTTCTGGGTATGCGGCTACGTCTTCAGTGATTACTTTGACCGATAACACCACAACCATTGAAGTAGCGGCGATGAGCGGTGTGGGAGGTTCAGGGTTACTGCTTAGGTGGGTTCCGACTGCGGATACTCAGGCTTCTGTAACCAGCGGAAATTTTGACAACGCCATTCCTCCGAACTACTTTAGGACTTTTGCCGTGCCGCAAGAAACTACCGGAGTATCAGGAAGCATAGTCGGTGCCAATGTTTTAAACGGGCTTTATAAGCGTGTGGCGGTAATCGCCCACGGCACACCGCCTTGTAGCGTGTATCTTGCCCAATATCCGTAATATGTCTGAAGATACCCAAATTCCACCGGATGAAGTATTAAGGCCGGAGTTAGACCCGCCTTGCGGCGAGGAGCCGGCAGAGGAGTAATATGTCAGGCTTAGGTAAACAACACGAAAGCAAGCCCGTGCTTGCACGGGATAAAGTGATGAGCAAAAGACATCTTGCCCACCGCGCGGAGATTAAGGCCATGCCAAACTCCAAAGAGAAGCTTAAAAAGTCGATTAAGTATAACGAGCAGCATATGAAGGAACATCAAAAAGCCCTGAAAAAAGCTGCTAAGGAACTGGAGAAACAATATGGATAAAAAAGTCGCAGGCCTGGTTAAGGATGTGATGGGCAAAGGCGAGAAAATGGCTCCCGTCAAATCTTTAAAGTTAAAGGTCAAATTCCACAAGCCCTCCAAAAGCAATAAGTCCGCTGCGCGGATGAACAAAGCAGCAGAGAAAATGTTTACAGGTAACAAGTATTCCAAATAATATGAAACTTACCACCAAAGCCCGCAAAGCTATTCCAACGAAAAACTTTGCCGGTCCCGATAGAAGCTATCCGATACAGGACAAGAATCACGCCCGCAATGCACTGGCCAGAGTTTCGCAATACGGAACACCTGCGTTAAAAGCCCGCGTGCGTGCCAAAGTCCATAAAAAGTATCCCGATATAGGTAAAGCCGCACAAAAGGTTTTCGGAGGGAGAAGCTGATGCCCGCAGTATCAAAAGCACAAAGAGTCGCTATGGCTATTGCTGAGCACGAACCCTCCAAATTGTATGTGCGGAATAAGGGACTGAAAAAGATGACTCACCAACAGTTGCACGATTTTGCTTCCACGAAGGAAAAAGGTTTGCCAAATCACCACAACGGTAAAGGCACAAGGTCGAGGCTCAATACCGCTGCAAGTAAATTATTCTTTAACAGTAAACAATCCAAATAATATGAGTATAAGAAATCCTCTTTACGTAGTTACAAGCATCACCGACACTGGAGATGTGGGCGCAGGCTCTGTCGCTGGCGGAGTCGCCAAGACTTTCACTTTGCCACAGGATACGGATAATGTGGTAGTCAAACTTCAGGCTTCCATTGTCGGCGGCGGAGTAAGTGCCTGTTTCCAGACTACCGATGATGGCGGCACGACTTGGTATGATGTTGCAAGGACAAGCGTGGTTTCAAACGCCAACAACACCACGGCCCAGTGGTTGTCTATTCCTACCGATAATATGGGTCTTGCCGGAATATCCAGCGTAGTTGCCACCGGAAGCGTTATCGGTTTTGGCGCGACTATCGGTTCTGCAGCGGCTTCGACTTTAGGTTCCAGGCAGGTATCCGGTTTGCCGATTTTGAGCCAGTTTAACCGTATTTTCCTGCAATACACTGCGGCCGTGTCAGCCAACACTCTTACTCAGTGCGATGTAAAAGTTAACCAGCAATCCAATCGCTCCTAATGAATAACGGATTTTTAGAATTGGAAGAATTAGACTCGTCCGACAACAGCGCCACGATTATCGCCCTGCGGGAAAAGCAGACTGCTTTGGTGGAGATTTTAAAGTCGCTTAATGAGATAGTAAAAATGCCGGAGTTTTCAGTGCTGAAAGAAATGGTGTTTGATAAAATGGTTCAGGAAATCGAGAAAAGGATTAAGAGTGAAAGCTTAAAGAATGAACTCAATGGCCCTGAAATTTATCGGCTGCAGGGGCAACTGGCCTGGGCCAAGAGATACAGTAACTTTTATAAGCTGGCCGAAACTTATAAACAGGAGTTAGAAAATTTAACGCGGAAACTTACCGAAGTTTCTCCACAGAAACCTAACGAAAATGCCAATGCAATTTGAACGTCAAGGGAGCCGCTCTGAGGTCTACGTCAGAAAATACCCCGATATTGTCGGGGGAGTGTGTGAATTTTGCGGAATAGTCAACAGCAATGCTCCTGCCGAGGAACAATATAGGATTACTCATGTTGCTAATTGTCCTTACGCGGCAATCGGCGGCACGCCGGGAATTATCAGATGTTCTTACTGTCCCGATAACGCCGACCCGATAGAAGTGGTTAAGCGGGCCAGAATTACGGTTCACGAACATCCTGACCGTCCTAATCAGCTACTCGCAGTGTGCGACTCGTATAACTGTTCTCAAAAGCATTTACAACGTTTTAAAAAGAATTAACTCTCGCTTTAAAGGTTTGTCCCCTTTAAGGATTGATGTATTAACAACTAATCTCGCCCAGGGTTCGCCGCCTGGGTTGATGTAGAAAGGGCTGATATGCCAGATTTAACAACCGATAACGAGCAGGATAATCAAGATAATCAGCAACAAGATAATCAGCAAGTTGATGATAAAAAGCCTGCACGTTCCGATAACCGTTTTAAGGATTTATCCGATAAGGTAGAGTTAACCGCGAAAGAGAGAGATGAAGCCGCGGCAAAAGCGGCTGCGGCTGAAAAAGAAGTGGAGTTTTATAAAAGTTTTTCCAAGCTTAAGTATCCCGATGCTTTGGAGTATCAGGAAAAAATTAAAGAAAAAGTTATGGCCGGTTATGATATGGAAGATGCGGCCATCTCCGTCCTCGCCAAAGCCGGAAAACTTAACCAGATGCCACCTCCCGTCAGGCGGGATTCTCCCGCAGGCGGCAGCGCGACTACGGCTATGAGAAGCGGCGGAGAAAAATCCGCTGGCGAGATGACTCAAGCTGAACGACGTCAGGCATTGCTTGACAGCGATATGGAAGAACCAGGCAGCCTTGCCAAAACTCTTCGCGGAATGAACTACGGCGGATAAAAAAGGAGATTTTATGGCAGCAACAGTTCGAAATAGTTCCTGGGGCGGTGCGTCAAACAACCAATCCGAACTTCTGGTTTCTTATATCAACGAAGAAGTCAGGGTTTTGGAACCCCAACTGCAGTTTGCCCGTTTGGGAAAAAAGAGGGATGCTCCCAAAGGGTTTGATAGAATTTTGTTCCCTCAGACTAACCAGATTCCGGTTAAGATTAACCTTGGTATGGGTGCCGGCACTTATGTCAGTGGTGCAGGCTCGGTCACCACTACCAACTCCGTATTAAGCGGCTCGGTCTGGGGAGCCGGTGCTTCCATTCAGGGCGGCGCAACCGCGACTGCTCCTGGATTCCCTGTGTCTTCAACTGAAGGTGTGGCGGCTATTACCGAAGGCACTAATCCGACAGCCGTGACTTGGGGTGCTACCGCTTACTCAGCGGGTCCGAACCAATTTGGTATCTTGGTTCAGGTTTCCGATTTGTTAGTCCACAATAGTGCGATTGAAGTCGTAGACTCGGCTTCTATGCAGGTGCGGAATGCCCTTGCCCGTTTGGTGGACTCTGCTATTCAGAACGTGGTCAACTCAGGCGCTAATGGCGTAATTTATGCCGGCGGCAAAACTTCCCGTTCAGGACTGGCTGCAGGCGATACCTGCACGCAGACCGAAATGGGACGCGCTTATAAGATGCTGGCTTCGGCTAACGCCGCAGGTTTGCGTCCGTTTGAAGGCAAATATTACGTCGCGGTCATTCACCCGCAGGTAGAGGCTGACTTAATGGCTGCTACCGGTTCGGGTTCGTGGATGGACGCAGGACGGTATACCAGTGTGGATGAACTCTTAGCCGGTGCTTTGGGTGATTTCCGTGGTATCCGTTATTTGCGAAGTGCGTGGGTTAACTACTTTAATTCCACCACCAACGTCTTCCCGACCACTGTTATGGGTGATGAGTCGTTCGGTTGGGGATATTTCCAGCCGCCGACTCCGATTATCGTGTCTACTCCGGACAGCAACAACCCGTTGAACCTTTACACCTCGATTGGTGGCAAGGTAACTTTGGGTGTGACCCGTTTCGAAGACTCTCCTGGAACTCAGCGTATCCAGCGCGTTGAATCAGCAATCTCTAACTAGTGAGATAGCTTGTTTCTCTTGCCTCTCTACGATTGGGGGAGGCAAGGATAAACAAACTATATGGTATTATCCGATATTCTTACATACGTCAGGGCGCAAGTTCAGACCGATAGTAATGGTTTGACGGACGCAAACGGTATTATTTTTGCCAATGAAGCCCTGCAGGATTTTCACCGCCAGCTGGTAGAACGCGGCGTGGACGCTTCCCAGATTCAGGAAAGCTATATGGACGGAACTGCAAATCAGGGAACTTACGCCTATCCGACCAATATGATTGCGCTTAAGACCATAGAACTTAATTACACCGACACTGTACAGCAGAATTACAAGCAGGCCACTCAGGTAGACATCGCCAACATTTCGGGAGGGTCTTCATTCAGTTATCTCAGGCAAAACGCTAACGTCCAGACTCCGCAGTTTGACGACCACGGAGATTGGTTTGAGATTTTCCCCACTCCTACAGCGGCGAACAATCTTACACAGCTGATACGCATATTTTATTTTTTGCAACCGACTTTATACGCCACGACTTCGGATACCGTAAACTATCCTGAAAATCTTGACACCTCTCTGTTGGGCTGGAGAATAGCGGCTTCTTTCCTTTATTCTTTGGGAACCGCCAGAATACCTGACGGGGACAAGTTTAACGCCAAGTATGAAGAAAGAGTTCAACAATATATCGCCACCTTGGGACGGGGTAGCCAGCAGCCGATACAGGCTCAGCCTATTCCCTGGAATGGCTACGAATTTTAATTATGTGGACTAATGTTGCAAATCCGGTCAGTGTTATTACCCAACAGATTATTTCCAATGGAAATTTTAGTCCAACGGATGCGGATTGGAGCGTTGGAACAGGCTGGACAAACGGTTACGCAAGGGAAAGTTTTATTTTTAGCACTCTTACAGGAATTGTAAAAAGCGACGGATTAGTTCTTTCAAATAACGGCTCAAGTTATTCAGTCAATGATGTGCTTACTCTTACTGGGGGTAACAGCGATTGTTTAATTAAAGTTTTGACCGCCAGTGGGGGACATATTCAAACTTATTCGGTGATTCAGAATGGAACAAACTATACCGCTCCTGGCGATGGCAGTGCTACCGCTACAACCGGAGGAACCGGAGCCGGAGCCACCTTTACTATCACAGACCTTTATACGGAATCTCTATCGCAGCCTATAACTTTACAAACCGGCAGTAATTATGTATTAAGTTTCAATTATGCCTTAATCGGAGCAAACCAAAATGTACCAAAGATTGTAATTAAAATGGGGGCCACGGAATCCACCGCAAGCACGATTGATACGGTTTCAGGAAACGGAACAGGGCAGATTTATTCCCTTACTTTTACCGCCCTCTCCTCATATCAAAATATTTATTTTTACGGAGATATAATCGTTGATACTCAGTTTGGAATTCCGCCTGGACCTGGGCCATTTACCGGATACCTTACCGGAGTAGATATGCAAATTACTCCTGCGCCAAGTCCCTCCGGCCCTAATTGGACACTGTTAAACAAACCCCAGCTCGGATTTACGCTTTACGCAGGAATGGCAACCGGACTTCTCTGCCCTCCCACTTATGCGGTTACAATGAAAAAAGGAAATAACTATACAATAGTAAATAAACCCTCCACGGGTTCGTGGACAAATATTCCTAAACCCTCTTAATTTATGGCAAATTACACGTTTCTAGATGCCTCGGCTTCGGTTCAGACCGCCGCTTCCTCGGTTATCGGGGGAGTCAATTATCCGATTGTCAAAATCCCCGATGTGATAAATGTTTCCATAAATACCGGTTCTGTTTTGGGAATATCAGTAACAGGCTCTATTTTAGGAACGCAAACGGAAGACGCTCCGGCTTCCTCTGGCGCTCCTGGATTGTTTGGTTTGTCAGTCAGAAACGATACACTTTCATCCGTGACCTCAACTGACGGAGATTACTCGGCTCAGAGTGTAGGCCCCAGCGGGGAAGTTATCACGGCCAATGCTCCTCTGACAAAGTGGGTGCAAGGCACAGCTTCAGTATTAAGCGGTGGAGGACCTTTAACCACGATTATTCCAGCTCAAGGCGCTTCTGTGTTTACTTATATCACTTCGGGACAGGTGGCCAATGCTTCGGGAAATAACGTTTATCTGACGATGTTCGGAGCGACTTCTTCGGTTATCGGGTATATTCCCTTACCGGCTAACAGCGGAGCGTTGCCTTTAATGCCTAATGGCTGGAAAACCAACGCTAATGGGGCGTTCTCTGCTTCCGTGTCGGGCGTAGCCTCAGTATTTCTTTCTTTTCAGGGATTTATAAGTAAGATTTAGTTATGGCGATAGCATATGATAATTCGGCGACAGGTTCAGGGTTAAGTTTTAGTTACACTTGTACAGGCAGTAACCTGCTTTTGCTTGTTTTTCTTCAGGGCGCACAAGGAGGCTCGGACCTTGTAACTAGCTGCAGTTATAACGGAGTAAGTATGACTAAGTTCGCTTCTATTCTTGCTAATAGTTCCAGCAGATGGCTTGATGCTTTTTATTTACTTAATCCGGCTACGGGAAGTAATACTGTTGTTTGTGATGTTAATTCCGTTGACTCATTTGCTATCTCTTATACTGGAGTATCACAGTCCAGTTTTCCAGATTCACAAAATACCGGCACGGGAAATTCCACCAGTATAACTTTATCATCAAGCGTTGTTAATTCAGGTTGTTGGCTAACAATGGGACTTTCTTTGGGAGTAACCAGTTCGTGGTCATCGGGAACTTCTTTGCAAAGAGGCCATACTTCAGATTTTGATATACAGGTTTATGACAGTAACGGGACAGTCGGAACAGGAAGTCAGAGTTTAAACGCTAGCGGTTCAGCCTTATCTTACGGAAATTCGGGTGGTATTATAGTTTCTTTTGCCCCAGCAACCTCTTCAGGCAAGTCCAGTTTATCTTTATTAAGAACAGGCTAATGCCAGGAACCAAAATAATCGACAACTGGAGCGGCAAACTTACCCGCAATCCCGTAGGGGATATGAATTCGGGATTTGCAAAGTTTGCCAAAACTTTCGGAAACAATCCTTTTGTAAAGATTGGCAATTTAACGTGGTTTGAGGCCCCTTTGCAGATTGACCCTAGTTACACAGTGGTAACAGATTTGATTATGGCTGGAAAAGTAAGGCTGGAGGGGGGCGTAACTTACGTTTATGCCATAGGTTCCAAGGGCAGGCTTTACAAAATACAGGTCAATAATCCTTCGGGGAGCCAGCCGAACTACGATACTCCGGTATTGCTCACCACTTTAACTATAAACTCTCCGACTTTCACTTTAGGGGCTTCGATACAGTTTTACGGTTCTACTCCAAGAATATACATCGGCCACGACATCGGGGTAACACAGGTAAACTTTGACGGCAGTGGGGAATCTTTTATCGGTGATACAGGACAATATATTTTTGCACCTCGTCCATCGGTGCAGTTTGGTAAAATATTGTATTTTGGCAATGGCGATAACATTCTAAGTTTAGATTCAAGTTTAACGATTACCAATTATCAAGTTTTTCCTGCAGCATTGGGCGTAAATACTTACGTTCGCGATTTGGATGTATCTCCCGACGGGGTGTATATGCAGATAACCGTTTCCCAGACTCTTCCGCCGGACTTAACCGCGATTACACAAGATACCAACTCGGCCGCTGTATCGGATTCTTATTTATTTTTGTGGAACGGAATCGACCAAAATCCTACTTCTTATACTTTTTACGGCAGCCACGTTTTAACCGCCAACCAGACTTTCGGGCCTGCGAGTTACGAGTTTGGCTACGATACCGGAGGCAGCGCGGTTTATTACAATCAGAAAAAAATTCTGACCCTTCCCAATACTTTGGCTCCAATTTTCAATTCGACTTTCGCCGGAGGAAGTATGGTTTACTTTATGAACCCCGAAAGCGTGGAACGGTCTTATCCGCACCAAAACCAGCCTGTAATGCACGACTCTCTATTTGCTTTTGGGGCGTATGATGACGAATTTAAAGCCGGACTTTATAGGAATTTTAGAGGGCCTTTAACTTTCGGCGACAGTGGAGGCGACCAACTGGTAAACGCTGAAGTGGTCCAAGTTCCGATGTGCATACCTGTGAGCAACTTGTTATATACCAACAACGCTCTTTCAACTTATTCGGATAACGTGGTTAGTTCCGCCAAGATTTATTTTTCCGCAATCGGAGCAGGAACTTTTAATGGAAATCCGGCGGTGGCTTTGTATAAGTTTGATTTATTTCCTACGGGACTGGGAAGTACTTTCCAAAGCGTTTATGAAACCCAGCAGGAAACCTCATTTAAACTTTTTCATAGCATCGTCAGCAAGAAGTTTAAGATAACCTCAGTCAGGTTTTATACCGAACCGATAGTTTCGGGAGTGGGATTTAAAATAGACTTAATCGGCTCGGACGGCAATCCGATGAATGGAGGGAGCTGCACTTTTCTTGAGGGAACGAACTGCACCGCCGGACAGGATTATTTTTGGTATACCGCGGCCCACGCTCCAACTTACTCGGTGGGAGTCAGGATAACTAATATGCCGCAGGGAGATTTACCTAACTGGGTGGGAATTAAAATGGAACTTGATTATACGGAGGCTGGAATATAATGGCTGATTTTGAAGATGAAGTAAAAAGAGTTATTGACATCTACCTGAAAAACGGGGCTTTCCATACGCGTAAAGTTACAGACACCCCGACAGACGACTTAATGGTTGTCAACAGAAAGTATGTAAATCTTTATGGCACTACCTCTCAAAGGCCCTCAATAGCAAGCAAAGCCCAACAGTATTTTGACACCACAATTAACCGTCCGATTTTCTTTAATCCTAATTCATCGGTATGGACGGACGCGGCAGGAAGTATCCGCTAATTTATGGCTACAACACCCACAACTTTATCGTTCGGAGGCAATCCCGCAACCGGAGAAGCCCCGACGACTTATAACGTAGACCTGTCCCAACCTAACGGAGTGGGTTCGCAGGTTCCCACGGCTACTCAGTCCAATACGACGGGTACTTCAACAACGCGTACCGCTACTCCAACTCCGGCTACCACCTCAACCGGATTAAGTTATAGCGCGGGAGTGGCTGCCAATGCCGCCAACCCTCCTCAATACGGAGAACAGGGGCAATTGCTTAATCCCAGTCCTGCCGGAACAGCCAGCGTGCCTGTAACCACTACCCAAACTACGCCCACTCCTGCAACGACTCCCGCACCCACCGCCCCTCTTACACCACCTGCGACTGCTACACCTGCCGCAACTGCCGTTACTCAGTTACAGGCCAGCGGTGCCGCTCCGCAAACAGCCGCCGAGGCAGCCAGTGCGGTTAACCAAGCTCTCCCCGTTAATCCCACTTTTTACAAACCCACAACTCCGGTTCCAGGATTTAATCCCCAGACGGTTTTTAACGCCCAAGGACAGCCTTTAACTTACGACCAATACATCGCCCAAGGAGGGAAACCGGATTTTAGCAACGTCCAAGCAGGAAGTCCGCCGCCGCCAACTTCTCAACAGCCTGCTGCTTCTCAGATTGCGCCGATAAGCAACGTTCCCGCCACGATAGCGCAGGCTCTGGCTCAAGACCCTGGGTATCAGAAAATACTTGCCGCTGCTCAGACGGCACAGTCAAGCCAAGCACAGAGCGAAACTCTGGAGCAGCAATTTAGTGATTTGATGAATCAATACAATATCCCCCAGATTAACACTGAAATGATAAATGACCAAGCGATTATCAACGGCACCGATACCGATATTGAGAACGAAGTAAAAGCTTCGGGAGGATTTGTCACGCAATCTCAGGTAGACGCGTTAGCTGCTGCCAGAGATAAAACTATAATTCAGAATTATAATACTTTATTGGCTACCAAAACTGATGCAATGAACACAATTAATACGATGATAGGCCTGGCTTCTCAGGACAGACAGTTTGCCCAGACACAGGCTAATAATGACTTATCAATCGCCGAGCAGGAAGCAAGCTACCAGCAAAAGTTTATCCAGAACCAGCAGGAAGACTACAATGCAGTAATTTCCAGCGTGGGTTATGCAGGGCTATATCAGGCTTTGCTTCAAACTGGAGGCCAAAATAGCGTTGATTTAGCAAGCCAGATTTTAGGGTATCCACCTGGAGGATTGGAACAATTGGCAAATCAGTCGTCAAGTTTATCACAGACTAATGCAATTACAACTTCGGTTACTGATATGATGAAAAGCTATCCCGATGCAGGAATATTGCCTACTGACAGTTTGCAGGTTGCTCAGCAAAAATTAAACGCAAGTCCTACTTATCAGGAAGATTTACAGTCTAAAAATGCTTCCATAAATGCGAGTAACGCAAGCGCATCCAGTTCCGAAGAAAGTGCCGCAAAAACCGCTGCAGATTTAGCTTTTGAAAATGCCAATGGAGGGATGACACAGGCTGAAGTAGAAGCGCAAAAGGTTGCCGAAGATGCTCAAGTCCAAAAATTTCAATTGGACGCGGCAACTCTTATCGGGAATATGGTAAATAAGACAATTGACTGGAATACGGCTTGGAATCAATTACACGCTGAATTTCCCCAAGCTTCCACTGAAACAATAGATAATGCATTAAATGCAACGGAATATAGAAGTAAATATGGAGGTTAATTATGGCTCTACAAACTTGGGCGGCTCTTAACGCCTCAAATGCAAAAAATATAATACCGAATACTCCCGCACCCGTAGGATACGGACACCAAACCTTAAATGCGGCCAATAACTTTTTTACCAATCTTTCCACGTATATGGCAAGTCTAGGTGAAGGAGTGCTTTCTCCTGCTCTTAAAGGGGTCGCAAGTGGAGTTCGTTCAATACAAGCCACGCCAGATATTCTTTCGGGAAATATTCAGGGAGCGCAGAAAATAATGCAGGAACCTTTAAATATGGGATTGAATTCAGGACCACAACCAACACTGCAGGGGTCGTCTAATACTCAAAATTTGGGAACTGTAGCGCAAACCGCCTCTTTATTGGTTCCGGCTACCGAACTTGGGCCGATACCAGGAGGAGCTATGGCGGGAGGATTGCAAGCAGGAGGTCAGACAGCGGAAAATCCCAATGCTACCGCAGGACAGGTTGGAGGAGCGGCTGCTTTAGGCGTTGCCGGAGGTGCAGGTTTGGGAATAGCCGCAAAATACGCTCCGGAGGCTTTACAAAAAATTCTACCAGAAACTAAAGAGCCTCCTATTACTACAGAAGATACTTTGCAGTCAAGAATTTCCGACGCTACTCCCTCTTATAACAAGAAAATGATAGGACAAAATGTAATAACACAGGAAGATAAAATTGTTCCAAGAATTGCCGAAGAGAATACCGGATTTACCGGAACCAGACCTGTAACCACCAGTGCCTCTGAATATAAAGCAGGGCAGGAGTTAAACAATATAAAAGACTATCCAGATAAAGGAACAAATTTGGAAAAAAGTTTGGCAACAGGAGAAGCTATCGGCAAAGAGGCCGAAAATATGCGTTCGCAAATTGCGGCAGAAGATAAATCAGACCCGCTTGATACAAAAGCGGAACGAGCTAAGGTTACCAATTATGTAACCAAGAATCTTGACCCAGAGGAGCAGGAGAAGTTTGAAAGTGGCCAAAGTTCAAAAACAGCAATGGGTAGATATGTTAATCAGGTAAATGAAGCAGTCGCTGATTATAACGGAACGAGGGAAGGTAAATTAGATTTACGGCAAAAGTTAGACGATATTTATAAAGAGAATCGTGGTAAGCTTGCCTTTCAGGGTGATTCAGGAAATACTCTTGATGAAACTCATACAGATATTAGAAACGAAATAAATAAGGACTTAAAAGGTTCTACAAATAATATCGATACTCAAGCTTCTCTGAATAAGCAGACTAATTTATATCGTGCCAAGGATGTTTTGGATGAAAAAGCTCGCGCTGAAGCTGGAAATAAGGTTTCCCGATTTGAACAGCAACATTCGTCCGTAAAATTCATTAAACGCCAACTTGCCAGAAGAGCAGTTTCCATACCTCTTACTGTGGGAGCAACTGCTGCCGGTTTGCCTTTGGCGGAAGCAGCAGCAAGAAAGATACTTGGAGGCACCAAGCCAAAGACCAAAGCTTTAAAGTAATAAAGCTACTCCAAAGATAACTACAATAATTGCCGGAACTCCTAAAGCAATCATAATGGCTCCTATTAAATACCCGATTAAACTTAAAAGTATGAAGAATACAATCGTTGAGATAATCCAATGTTCAAACAATAAATCTACCATAAATTTATGTAATTAATAATTTAATTCTTTTCTGATTAGAACGAGGTTTGTAAGGGAATTTCATTCCTTTATTCCAAGGAATTTTACCTAAAAGTGAAATTTTATTAGCTTCTCCAATTTTTCTTTTAGTTTCTTCTGAAAATATGTGACCCTTTTTATTTCCTAATCCATCATATTTTGAATGACATTTATGACATAATTTCCAAAAATTTTCCCGTTTTCGTTCATATTCTTTATTTTTAAGTTTTGCCCATTCTATATTCCATTTACCATTATTTTTTTCTCCTCTTTTCCCACAATTTTCACATTTTTCAGGTTTAGGAAAATTATCTTGTAACCAATCGTGAATACCCCCGTAACCGATATTATTATCTTTCCACATTGGATGACCTTCTCTACTATGAGCTAAGATACTACATTTTTTGGAACAATATTTTTGTCTTTTATCCTCTGTATTGTATTTTATAAAACATTTATCACAAATTTTTTCCATACAATTTAAAATCCCGCTTCAACTAGCTGAAACCTAGTATCCACGGGATAAGCACCTAATATTATAAGCTGGTTTCAGCAGCAAATAAAGTATACTAAATCTATGATTAAAAGTCAACTAATCCAAAACGATAAAGGCCAACCCAGCCACCCTCCGTTGACAATGAACCGGTTAAAAGCAGGACTCGGAGTATCCTCCCTGCTTAGGACTTTTCTGTTACCCCCTAAAACACCGTCCCAAACGCCACAAAATGCCCCACAACAGACGCAAACTCCCCAGATAGAGGAAACTATCAACACAGGTTTAAAGAGTCTAGAAACGAAGTTTATGAAAGAATTGGAGAATATTAAGGAGGTTTTGTCAAGAACCCCCAAAACCGAGAATGAACAGATTGAAGAGTTAAAAGCGAAAATTAACGAAGTCCTAAATGAACCCAACGAAACAGGCACAACTTAAAGCCCTGCTTGCCCAACTTGACAATTTGGGAAAACCCTCGGTTAAAAACGAGTCTTTTCAGATTGTCTCACCTGATTTTTTTACTAATCTTGATTCTCAACTTTCGAAATTCACTGATAATCTTGCTCCGATAAAAGAATCTATCGCATCTTTGGCCAAGTCTTTAGACGAATCCGAACAGCAGTTAAGGGACGAACTTCAGGAAAAGATTAACTCAATCCCCAAGACTCCGGATTTAAGCAAAGAAGTTTCCACTTTACAGTCTGCTTTTGAAAAAAAACTCAAAGCCCTACAGAATGAGAACAAAGATATTCTGAAAACGGTTGACCAGAAACTCTCAGATTTTATCATCTCCAACAACAAAGAAACTACTCTTGACCGACTGGAATTAGACAAGCAGTTTCGTGAGATAAGAGCTGAGGTTATCTCTCGCACCCAGAGAGGCGGAGGCTCGATGAATCGCCAGATTAAAGTTGAGGGAGTGGATGTCCTGACAAAGTATACTGATATAAATATCTATGGAGCTTCATCATCCGTCTTGACTTCCGTAGACAATGTAAATAAAAGAGTGAATATCGAAATACCAGGAAGTTTGGGTGGTCCGAGTTTTGGGACTATCTCCGTATCGGGACAAAGCAGTGTTGTCGCCGGAATGCCGGATGATGTTCTGACTCTGGTGGCAGGAAGCAACATCACTTTAACAACCAATGCCGGAAATAACTCGGTTACTATAACTTCATCAGGTGGCGGCGGTTCGGTTACCGGAATTTCCCGAACCACTTCCATAATTACTGCTAACACCACTGGAGGAAACACCACAGGAGTGGATTATGTGTATCTTGCTAACGCCGGACTTCAGTTTACGCTTCCTACCGCTATCGGAAACAACAATCTTTACACCGTAAAGAATACTGCAGTCAGCAGCGTGCTTATCGGAGTTACGGCAGGACAAAGCATAGACGGTAGCTCAACCGTGCTTCTTACTCAGCAATAACAGTCTTTAGATTTAATAAGTAATGGCTCGGTA